ACTCAAGTTATTGGTGACGCAAATGCACTTTCTTTCGCAATTGTTCACAACTTTAACACTCGCCTTGTGCAAACTGAAGTTTTTGATTCCGCAACATTTGACACAGTTATCGCCGACATTGTACGAACCAACGTGAACACCGTTACGGTCAGTTTCTCTGTTGCACCCGACAGTGGCGCATACACGGTTGTAATAACAGGTTAAGAATTCACAAAACAAACATCTTGAGGGGTGTTTCATATTTTGAAAAACGGTTGAGGCTGAATTTCTATGACAAAATTTGTTGGAACACCGCTTCGCGGGTTTGACTTTAGTACCGTTGCTTCCGAGGCACTCTCAGCAAGAGTAAATTCAGATACTGTTCCAAGAATCCGTATTGATGCTGGCGGAAAAATTACTTGGGGTTCAGGTTCGGCTGCTGGTGATACGAATCTGTACAGGAGTGACTCAAACACACTGACAACAGATGATGTCTTTGTTGCTACTGGAGGCATGGTCACCCTAACAACAAATGGCGCCCCAAATACCTCCCTGCCAAATGGTGCGCTCGCCGTTGATACAACAAACCATGTTTTCTACTACCGTTCCAACTCAACTTGGACACAGGTGTCAGCGGGTGATGGTGGAGCAAATGTAACCATTTCTTCAACCGCACCAGCCTCACCGGATAACGGAGACCTTTGGTATAACAATGTAAGCAGCCTCCTTTACATTCGCGACAGTGGTTCGTGGGATACTGTTAGTGGCGCTGTTGCGCTTCCGGATCTAGACGGAGGGAACATATCGTTGCCTGAACTCTACGAGGCGGAAGTGACCAATGGTGTGATAGCGGTCTTTGATGGAGGGGTAGCGGCATGAGTGTAAAAATTCAACTTAAAAGAACTACCGCTTCTGCGTGGACGTCTCTCAACCCGACACTTGATAACGGCGAGTTTGGTTACGAAACCGATACCGCTAAATTCAAGATTGGTAACGGCTCAACTGCTTGGACAAGTCTTTCATATGCCAATGCCAACCTTTCTGTTGCTTCGCTTGACGCACTTTCTGATGTCACGATCACCAGCGCAACCAACGGAGATTTTTTGCGCTGGAACGGAAGCGCATGGATTAATGATGCGGTAAACCTCACAACCGACACTATCGGTTCGTATGTTGAATCTCTTGTTGCGGGAACGGGAATTACCCTCACAAATAATTCAGGTGAAGGTGCAACACCAACTGTTGCAGTGACGGCAAATACCTTTGATGCTTTTGGTGCTGCATCAACCGCCGCAAGCAACGCCGCTACGGCACTTTCTAATCACGAAGCAGATACAACAAGTATTCATGGTATTGCTGATACATCTATTCTTGTAACAACAACCGGAACGCAGACACTCACTAACAAAACAATTACGTCACCGTCAGGTTTGGTAAAAGGAGATGTGGGTCTTAGCAATGTGGACAATACGACAGATGCAGGAAAGCCTGTTTCTACTGCTCAACAGACTGCGTTAGATCTCAAAGCGAACCTTGCTTCGCCTACCTTTACAGGAACAGTAGTTCTTCCAGACAACACGGTTGCTCTTGGTACTAAAACAACTGGAAACTACGTTGCCTCGCTTGTTGCAGGCACGGGCGTAACCCTTACGAACAACTCAGGTGAAACAGCCACACCAACAATCGCTATTGGTCAAGCGGTCGCAACAAACAGCGATGTCACATTCAATGACTTGACGGTGAGCGGAAACCTGACAGTTTCTGGTACGACCACATCTATTAATACCGAGACTCTCACGGTTAACGACAATATTGTTGTCCTTAACAATAATGTCACTGGTTCGCCAACGGAGAACGCTGGCATAGAAGTTGAGCGTGGCACATCTGCAAATGTTTCTGTGCGCTGGAACGAAACTTCCGACAAGTGGGAAACAACAAACGACGGAACCAATTATGGGGACATCGTAAGCACCTACGACACGGGCACTGTTTCAACGGCGATGATCGCATCCGATGCGGTAACCACAAACAAAATCAATGACGGAGCAGTCACTAATGCAAAAGTTAGTGCCACCGCGGCGATTGTTGACACCAAACTTGCCACGATTTCTACGGCAGGGAAAGTATCAAACTCGGCAACAACTGCCACCAATCTTGACGTCGCTAATGCAATTGTTGCTCGCGACGCAAATGGGGCGTTTTCTGCTGGATCAATTACCGCTTCGCTCAACGGTAATGCAAGTTCCGCAACGATTTTGCAGACATCAAGGAATATTGCTGGTCAAGCATTTAACGGTTCAGCAAACATCAGTATTGCACCAACAGACCTAACTGGGGTTACTTCAACTGCTGCTGAGATTAATGTTCTTGATGGCATAACCTCAAGCACAGCCGAACTCAACATTCTTGATGGAGTAACTTCATCAGCCGCCGAAATTAACATTCTTGACGGCGCAACTCTTACCACAACTGAACTGAATTATGTTGATGGCGTTACTTCTGCTATTCAGGCACAAATAGACCTGAAAGCGCCTCTCGCTAATCCTACTTTTACAGGGACAGTTGCTGGTATTACATCAACAATGGTTGGTCTCGGCAATGTTAATAACACATCTGACGCGAATAAACCAGTTTCAACTGCCACACAAACCGCTTTGGATCTTAAAGCGCCGAGCGCAAACCCAACCTTCACAGGAACCGTAAATGGTGTTACAGCAACTCACGTCGGTTTAGGGAGCGTCAATAACACTTCTGATGCCGATAAACCAGTTTCTACTGCGACGCAAACAGCCTTAGATCTAAAAGCCAATCTTGCTTCTCCGACATTTAGTGGAACACCAACATTGCCAACTGGAACAGTTGCTGTCACACAAACTCTCGGAAATAACACTACAGCGATTGCTACAACAGCATTTATACAAACCGCATTAGCCAACTTTGGTGGAATGACCGTTTCTGATACTGCCCCATCTGTTGATGTCGGTGCAGGAGATTTTTGGTGGGACAGTACAGGATTAAATCTTTACATTTATTACAGCAACAACTGGGTGCAGGTCTCAAGTGAAGACCCCGTTTTCTTTGAATTGTCTGAACTTTTGGGTGTAGAGATAGATGACTTACTTCCAAATCAGACTTTACGATTTGACGGACCGACAGGAAATTGGGTTAACTCTGCTCCTCGTCAGACTATTGGAACAATCACGGCAACTTCATATTCTGTTTCTGCATCAGATAGTGGCAAAGTCCTATTGTTCAATAATGCCAGCGCAATAAGCGTTGATTTAGGCTCTTGGAGTGCAAGTGTCGGTGAAAAGGTGGACATTGTCCGCTATGGAACTGGTCAGGTAACGGTGACGGTTTCTGGCTCAGTGACAACAGTTTCCGCAGGGGGCTCCGTGACGACAAGAGCACAGTACTCGCTCATTACGGCAACCTGTGTGGCATCAAACATCTTTTTATTGTCTGGTGACCTTGCGTAATTTATTTGGGGGGTTTATTAATTCTGACTTCATTTTTGATGTAGAATAATACGGTATTATTGCTGTATGGCTGTTACCTTCCCTTCCAATCCTTCCAACAATCAAGAGTTTGTTGCGGGAAACAAAATGTTCGCATTTATTGGGTCAAGATGGCGAAGAGCAGTACAAACAGTTTGGGAATCAGGAACGGCGTCGCAGGCAACAATTAGCACGAGTGTTTTGGATGAGATTGATGGAGGAAATGCATAATGGCGTACAAAAAGATATTACTTCGTAGGGATACTGCCAGTAATTGGACTAGCGCCAACCCGACTCTTTCTGGCGGTGAAATGGGTGTTGAAACAGACACCCTCAAGTTTAAATTAGGTAATGGTTCAACTGCTTGGAACTCTCTCAACTATTACGCTCCACCAACCTTGGACGAAGTTGGCGATGTAACAATCACAAGTGCGTCTAGCGGTCAATTCCTGAAATGGAACGGATCTTCATGGGTTAACGACACCATTGATCTTGGTACAGACACTGCTGGCGGATATGTTGCTTCGCTTGTTGCGGGAACAGGTGTGACCCTCTCCAACAACTCTGGTGAGACCGCAACACCAACAATCGCTATCGGTCAGGCAGTTGCCACGAATAGCAATGTAACCTTTAATGATCTTACGGTTTCAGGAAACCTCACGGTTTCTGGCACTACTACCACTTTAAATACAGAAACATTGACAGTAAACGACAACATCATTGTTTTGAACAACAATGCTTCTGGCGCACCAACGGAAAACGCAGGTATTGAAGTTGAACGCGGATCGTCAACAAATGTTCAAATCCGTTGGAATGAAACAACCGATGTTTGGGAAGCCACCGTTGACGGCAGTGTTTATTCCGCGCTCGTAACTGAACTGGAACTTGAAGAACGCCTCGGAGAAGAGCATTGGCATGAAGGCGTCGTATTGGCAACAAACGCCGTACTACCTAACACTCCTACCTACACTAACGGAACTACCGACGCAGATGGTGGTCTTGGTATTGGGGCGACGCTCACAGGAACATCAAACGGTCGTTTGGTCGTTGATACAGAAAACGCGACAACTGGTGACAGAATTCTTGTCAAGAACCAAGCAAACACTGTACACAACGGTATCTATGTTGTAACTGCTCAAGGTTCTGCTGGAGCGACATATGTTCTTACACGAGCCACAGACATGAACGGCTCAACAACAGGTCAAATTACTCAAAACGAAGGTTTCACTGTTGGTGCTCTTGCAAACTCATCAGCAATTAATCGTCATCAAGGCTTTGCTGTTTCATCAGTTGGATCGGGTACAGACGGTGCGCATGTTCTTGGCACAGATGCTGTTACTTTTCAACAGACCACAGGTTTAGGATTTCAAATCATCGCTGGCGCAGGACTTGCGGCAAGTAATTCCGACCTCAGCATCGGCACAGCATCGTCGTCACGAATTGTTGTCAACGCTGACAGCATTGACCTCGCAGAAGTAGCCCGCACAAATAGCAGTGTTGCTGCTGGTAAATCTTTTGTTACATCTTTAACCACAGATTCTTACGGTCGTGTAACCGCAGTTAATTCAGGTGACACCCTACTTGCTCTTGGTACAGACACTACTGGTGATTATGTAGCCAACATTACTGGTGGAACTGGTGTGACTTCTAGTGCCGCGACTTCTGGTGAAGGAACAACGCATACCCTGTCAATTGGGCAAGCAGTCGGTACAAGTGATTCGGTAACTTTCTCCAACCTCACCCTAAATGGTTCAATCACCATGGAGGGAACAACTGCGGACGCTCATGAATTATTGATCTCTGCTGGTGATCCAACAGCCGATCGCACAGTGACATTTCCAAACGCAACAGGAACTATCGCCCTCCTGCAAAACGCGCTGAACGATTTTGCTGTTGCTACTGCAACACTTGACTTGAATTCTCAGAAAATTCAGAACGTTGGTGCGCCAACGGTAAACAATGATGCGGCTACAAAACTTTATGTTGATACTGCTGACGCATTAAAAGCAAATCTTGCTTCTCCAACATTCACTGGCACTGTGGTACTGCCCGAGGGCACAATCACAAGTGGAATGATCGCTGATGGAGCAATCGTAAACGCAGACATCAACGCATCAGCAGCGATTGTTGACACCAAACTTGCCACAATTACAACGGCAAGCAAGGTTGCCAACTCTGCAACGACAGCAACAGATGCGAATACCGCGAGTGCCATTGTCGCTCGTGACGCTTCAGGGAATTTTACGGCAGGAACTATCACAGCCGCGTTGACAGGTAACGCCAGCACGGCAACAACTCTTGCTACTGCACGAAATATTGCTGGTCAGTCTTTCAATGGTTCAGCGAACATTTCTATCGCACCAACAGATTTGACTGGTGTGACATCAACAGCCGCGGAAATCAACATCCTTGATGGTGCAACGCTGTCAACAACTGAATTGAATTATGTTGATGGTGTTACCTCGGCTATTCAGACACAGTTGGACGCTAAGGCTCCTCTCGCGTCGCCTGCGCTTACAGGAACACCTACAGCACCTACAGCGGCATTAGCAACGGATACGACGCAGGTTGCTACTACGGCGTTTGTTCGTGCTGAAGTTGCCGCCCTTGTTAATAGTGCTGGTTCAACCCTAGATACTCTTGGCGAGATTGCAACAGCACTCGGAAACGATGCCAACCTGTCCACAACGCTAACAACGAGCATTGGTCTAAAAGCAAACACTGCTTCACCAACATTCACTGGTACGGTAACGATCCCTACAGGTTCTTCAATCACTTTGCCTACTGTTTCTAGTGGAGCGAACTATGCGGGTTCAACTTCGGGTTCAACCAAGTTGGAAGCGTCTGCTATCGCATCAGGAACAATTACCCTTCCAGCGGTCACAGGAACCGTTGTAACGACAGGAGACACTGGAACCGTTACTAGCGCAATGATCACTGACGGAACGATCGTAAACGCTGATATCAATGCCTCAGCGGCTATCGCGCTTAGCAAGTTGGCTACCAGTACTGCTGGCAACATTATTGTTTACAACTCCTCTGGTGTGCCTACCGCAGTTACAGAAACGGGTGATGTAAGCATTTCCGACACTGGTGTAACAGCAATTGCCTCTGGTGTAATCGTGAACGCGGATGTTTCGGCAACAGCCGCAATTGAACTTGGCAAGTTAGCAGAAATTTCTACTAGCGCTCAGACGGCTTCTTACACACTTGTTTTGGCTGACAAAACCAAGATTGTAGAAATGAGTGTCGCTACTGCGAATACGCTCACCGTGCCTCCAAACTCCTCGGTCGCCTACCCGGTTGGCGCACAAATAAATATCCTTCAGACTGGTGCTGGACAAACAACGGTTACCGCTGGTGCTGGTGTAACCATCAATGCCACCCCAGGACTCAAGTTACGTGCACAGTGGTCATATGCTACGCTCGTCAAACGAGCGACAGACACTTGGGTGCTCGTAGGAGACCTTTCGGCGTAATCCATGGCTGCTAATCAGACACCAAAAGATACTGGCGGTAAACAACCCGGTCAGCCTTCCGTAGGAACCCCTACGGTTAACGCTGTAGTTAATAACACGGCAGGCAATACTGCACAAACTGTTACGGTACCTTTTACAGCACCAGCGTATTTAGGTAAAAGCGGTGCTGTCACTTACACTGTTACCGCAAGTTCGGGTCAGACCGTTTCTGGTGCTTCTTCCCCTCTTACTGTTACTGGTCTTACATCTGGGAATGCTGTAACTTTCACTGTCACAGCAACATCTTCGGGTACTGGAGGCAACAGTGTTGCTTCTGTTCCTTCTGCTGCTAGTGGCTCTGTAACTCCGCCATATTTTCCTCCATATTTCCCTCCGTACTTCCCTCCGTTTTTCCCTCCGTTTTTCCCTCCTTACTTCCCGCCTTACTTCCCACCATTTTTCCCACCTTTCTTCCCACCATTTTTCCCGCCATTTTTCCCACCATTCTTTCCACCATTTTTCCCACCATTCTTCCCACCTTTCTTCCCTCCGTTTTTCCCACCTTTCTTCCCACCAGTATTCAAATAAGTATCACATCCTAGAGTGCTAGGATTTTTGTGTGGAACAAACACAACACAACTTTGATGATGGTCCTTGGGCTGTAAAACCCGGCGCTTTTGGGCAAGGCAAAGAAAACATTCATGTCATAGAAAACTTCGTTGATTCTGACGATGTCAAAAAGATCATTGGTTTTGCGCGAAACATCAAAGAGTGGCATAACGATCAATTAGAAAACACCTACAACGAAGAGGGTGTCTGCACCTATGATGCGTCCTATTGGAATGACCGTCAATGCACGGCGACGATACTAAAGCGCCTTGATTCAGGTATCTACGATCTAATTGACCACTACATAGCCAAAATGGCTAAAACAATGGAAGATATTTTTCATGTCAAATTGACTTCCCGTCCGCCATGCCTGATCCGTTGGTTCGGAGGAATAGAACAACAACCCCACGCCGATAAACAGTTAAACGATGGATCCCCAAACCCGTTCCCAACATATGACATAAATTCGCTTTTTTATTACAACGACGACTTTGAAGGTGGGGAACTTTACTACCCACAGCACGACATCA